TTATGTGAATACGTTCAGATGGATCGATTGTTATTTCTTCTGTTATTATATCAAATTCTGGTAAGTAAAGTGAATCCGTTTCGTTTGTAAAAAACGATTGTTTATGAAACTCGAATTCAAATTGAAGTTTTTGTTTGTGTATGGCACACGTTGGAAAATAAGGACGGTTTGGAGTATTTGTTTCGTATTCGTCACTCTCGTATTTGCGTGAAAAGAGTAAAGGTATGGGTATGAAAACGCGCGACTTATTTTGGGCTAATATTTGATTACCCGGTAATAAAGATGTGTCTTCTGCATTATTTCTGTTTACCATGTACCTTTTTGTTCTTTTTTCAGATTCATCTAAATATAATTCATCGTATATTATACCCCAATCTCCGTGAAACTTTTCAACAACAATTTCATCGACACGCATGGTTACGGATTTTAAAATATGACGACCTATTTGATCCGCGTAGTAACTATCATTACCTGTTAAAGCGGGTAACTCTAAAGAAACATACATATTTGATAAAAGATCGCCCATATTTCTTGGATTAAGTGTAACTTTTACAGTTTCACCGAATGGCCAATTCGCGGAAGATGTACTCGGTTTATTCACGTTTAAATTTTTGTGAAACTTTGTAAAATTTGAGTGTCTTTTTGGATCATACTTAAAGAACGAATGATTAGGATCTGTTTCCAAAAGGTACGTATCCTGTTTACCAATTGCGTTGAGTGACACTATAGCACCCGTATCTGGTCCGGGTGTATCACACATACTACTACTTATTGTTTATATATTTTTAAATCCTTTTTCCACATGTCAATGTGTGTGGTATTTTGTAAAACATCGAGTTCGTTTTTTGTTTTTGACGTTTCTTCCCTGAGATTTTGTACAGCTTCGTGTGTATATTGGTACGTTTTTATGTTTAAAAGATAATCGTATGAATTATCAATCTTATCAAAAAGTTTTTCCAATTCGTGTTCGAGATCTGAACGTTTTCGTTTAAAAACGATAAGTTTTTCGTGTATGACCATATCTACAAACCTTGACATATTTTCCAATTTTTTCGTTTTTTCTTTTAAAACGTTGATAAGGTGTGTTTTTCGTTTCTTGTATGTCTTTGTTCTTATTTCAAAGAAGTCTTTGAGTATTTCTTCTGGACTTTCATATTTATGAATACCTTTGGTCGGGTGAAATAAATGCATGTTTGTGACGTGGAAGGTTTTTTGAAGTTTGAAATCTTTTATGATATCGTTACCGGTATACCCCGTGATACTAAAATCGACATTTTCAGTGGTACTATTATTTACATAGTTCGATATCTTCTTTTTCTCGACGAGTGTATCGAGATACTCTTTGTATTCCTGCGTCCAACGTCCTGGTGGAAGTTCTGTGACTTTTAGTGTATTACCCAATTGAGACCAAACACCTTCCGTAACCCATACACCGTCTTCGTTACTAAACACCCGCCCGGTAAATTTATCAAACCACGGTTTCATAGGTACGATCGTTTCACCATTAATAATGCGTTGTATATTTGTAGTTATATCATCTGGATTAAACGGTGGTATATATGAACTAAACCCAGTTCCTATACCTTCGGTACCATTTACTAAAACCGTTGGTAAAATGGGGACGTAATAGTCGGGTTCGATTTGTTTACCGTCGTCATCCAAATACTGTAAAATGGGGTCATCTTTTGGATCGAAAAGCTGACGCGCACTTTTCGTAAGTTTTGTAAAAATATACCTCGTTTGACTCGCATCTTTACCACCCATGAGTCTCGTACCAAACTGACCACACGGTTCGAGTAAATTTATGTTATTCGACCCCATAAAATTGTGTGCAAGTTTTACAATCGTATCTGCCAAAGAGACTTCACCGTGGTGGTACGACGTCTTTTCCGAAACGTACGCAGCCAATTGTGCAACTTTCATTTCGGATGTAAGGTTTTTAGTAAAACATGCGTATAAAACTTTTCTTTGCGATGGTTTCAAACCATCGGAGACGTGTGCAATGGACCTTTTCAAATCTGCGAGACTAAAATTAACGAGATCTTTGTGAATAAAGTCGGATATACCGAGACGTTCAACGTTTCCGTACGGTATTTCCAATTCTGAAGGTTTTTTTTCTGTACTTTCAAGTAACCACGTTTTCCTTGAGTCTGATTTTGTTTTATCAAAAGCGAGAATAATAGAGTCGTCCATTGTTTCATCCGTGTCGAATTGAACGGTGAGTTCTTTTATTTTTTTAAAATAGTCGCGAGCTTCTGCGGACGTTGACGTACCAAGACCCTTGTAGTACTTGATTTTCCATCCCTGTTTACCGTTACCGTACCAGTGCCTGAACGTAGAATCGGTATAAAACGATTTTGTTTCTGAACCTTTTGTGGCTTTTATGATTGGTGTAACCATACTCACGACAAAGTTTAGTTTGAGTAAACTCGGCCAAAAATAATGTATCATGTTAAGAATGAGTCCCTTGATGTGACTTCCGTCGTTATCTGCATCTGTCATGATCATAAGTTTACCATACCTGAGTTCTGAAAGTGAAGTATACACTTTACCTTGTTGAAGACCTAAAATCTTCTTGAGATCGTTAAACTCTTTGTTTTCGGTAAGTTGTTTAACGCTTGCATCTCGAACGTTTTTACACTTACCGCGGAGAGGGAAAACACCGTAATGATCTCGACCAACTATGGAAAGACCCGCAATTGCTAACGTTTTAGCTGAATCACCTTCTGTTACGATAAGTGTACACTTACCGGATTGTTGTGTACCCGCTTTATTCGCATCGTCGAGTTTGGGTATACCCGTTATTTTTGATTTGCGCGTACCATCCGTTTTCTTGAGTTCCTTCATTTCGCGAAACTTCGATAAAGCAAGAAGCTCGTTTTGTACACTCGTTTTTAGAATATTTTTAATAAACGATTTTGGTGGTTCAAATTTACTTCCAAAATCTTGTGGTTTGAGCGTACACTCTGACTTAACCTGACTACTAAAACTCGGGTTAACGAGGGTTGCTTTTACAAACACAAAAAACGCATTCTTAACTTGTTGAGGACGAAGTTTTATCTTTTTTGTCATGTCTTCAATAATACCGTTTGCGAGTATACCAGAAACATGATCAACGTGTGAACCTCCTTTTGTAGTACATATTCCGTTGACGAAAGAAACGTGTTCGAACCCATCGTCGGAAGGTGCAATACACACTGACCACCTATCACTTGTAAACATACACATTTCGTCTGATTTTGTGTACATTTTAGCGTACGTATTAAATGAACATTTTGGTAAAGGTTCACCTTGAAATTTCACTTTACAGTTTTGTGAAGTGCATATGTTTGCATCATATACACGTTTTTCAAATATTTTGTATATAGACTCGTCCATACCAGACATACCAAACCGTTTCCAATCTGGAACAAATGTTACACAAACACTCGATGTTGCACCCGCATATTTTTTTATTTTTGGTGTATGACAATTTTTCATATTATCTGACCATTCTTGTGTGTATACACACTTGTTTTCTCCATCTTTTATTTTTACCGAAAACTTTGTCGAGTACACGTTTGTAAGTTTTGCTCCGTACCCGTTTCGACCACCGACGACACGTTTTTGTGTATCGTCATAATTTGTACTCGTGAGTAAATGTCCGAACGTTAATTCAGGATTCCAAAGACCTTCCTTTTCGTGCATTTTTACTGCGATGCCTCCCAAAGGACCGTTATTTTCTATTGTTATTTCACCCGACGTTTTATCAATAGATACACTGAGTGATGTTACGTTTTTTGGGTACAGAGAATTCCTGTCGATCGCGTTTACGAGTATTTCATCGAATATTTTTAGAAGTGCGGGTGAATACACAACCGTCTTCTTTTCAAAATGACCGTTTTCGTATACCCAATACGGTTCTCCAACACGTGAAACTGGACCAACATATGAATCTGGGCGTTTCAATATATGTTCCACGTGTGTGAGTTTTTGTATACTTTCACTCATACTTTTTTTATAATTCGTCTCTTCTACTTAAGTGTCTTTTCAAACCTTCGTACCAATATAAAAGTTCACTTTTTGTTTTTGACTTGGGTCTTTTATGTATTTGTTTTAACATACCACATTCACGTTTTCTCAACGTAGATGGGTGAATTTTATGAGAGTTTAAAAAACATGCGTAACACACGCGTTTTAATTGTGAACTAAAAAATTTATAATATTCTTCGTTGTTAAACATAAAAATGGGGTTTAATTTTCTGTAGTCCCGTATAATTTTTCGTTCTTGTGGATTATTCGTGTGTATTCTTGGATTTAATGGACAGCAACACGAATAACATTCGTTTATCCATTTAATATACATAAAAAATATTCGTATTTATTTTTTATGTATTACAATCACGTAAGACAACCCGATGGCGTTCCAGCCATTGGTATAAATTTAGAAATGCAACCACCTATTCGAGAAGAATCTGAACCTGAACCTGAACCTGAACCTGAACCCGAGCCTGAGTCTGTTTACGAAAGAATTGATATAATTTTTAATAAAGTCGCACACATTACCTTATTTTTTATGAATTTTTTGTTCGCGTTTGCGATTCATAACTTGGTGAACATTATAAACTTAATATTTTCGATCATATGTTTACACGGTATTTCGAAAAAGAATATGAAATACGTATATTTTCATACTATTTATTTGATGAGTGGATTGATTTTGTCTATATATGTATCTATAGATACGTATGTCATGTACTATTCGGCCTGTATTTTATTAAATGTAATAACAATCGAACAGTATAGTTAATATTTTATTCACCGAGAGTGAAACTATACGTTCTTTTGAGCTTTGTAAAGAACCACATTCTTTATTAACCTAAGTTATTTTATTTTTCATTAAAAACTAAAATGTCGCAATATTTTTTACCTACTGTTATACAGACGAATTTTAGTGATACTAAAAATGTACTCACTAAAAAACATCAATCAAATGTTCAAAGTTACGAAGATTGTTTACGCATATCTAAAAATATAAAAAATTGTAAAAAGACTCCAGATGAAATGGCGGATATAATAGATAAGATGAGAAAGAAGAAACTAGAGTGTCAGAAAACGCGACCTATACAGGTTTTACAAAGTCCTCCAGAAGAAAGAGTAAACACAGAAAATAAAAAAATGTGTAAAGCAGTTACGTTATCCGGAAAAAGTTGTACTTTTAAAGCAGTCTGTGGAAACTACTGTAAAAAACACAAAATAGATGACCAGGTGCTGGGAATAAAACCAAAAATAAATGTTTCCTTATTATAAAAAAATGTTAGATCAGGAAACGCTTAGACCTGTTATAATAGCCATGACTCTTTATCTTGTAATTTCAAATGTCGTACCAGAACTTCTTAAGAAACCAACGAACGTTAAATTTGTTGATGATATTGTCGCCATGCTTATTGCCCAAAGAGGTTCACTCATGTCAGGCGCTATCCTGACTGGTGTCATTACCTTCCTCACCAATTACATTAGCGATGAATTCTTGTAATACGTTTTCTTTACACGTTAACATGCGCGTACGTGGGTGATCCATATACCTTAATTTTTTGGTATATGCATCTTCCATAAACTCTCGTAATTGATTTTCGTCGGGTTTACCCCATTTCATACCCGCTTTGAATAAAAAATCGTCTTTTGGTATTTCTTGTAAACCGCATTTTATAGTATACGGTGTTTTGACATATTCAGGTGCACCCCCATAATCAGTTATAATAACGGGTTTGTTTCGTAAAGCCGCTTCTACTGCTCCCATACCTACACCTTCTGAAGACGAAAAGCTTACATAACAGTCCCCCATTTCGTGTATCTTTTCCATTTCTTCGTCTGATATGAGACCGTTTATAAACGTAACGTTAGGTATTCGTGCTTCGACAGGTTTTTTACACGTTGCTTTTACCAATAAACGCGAATTTGGTTTATTCATACGTAAGAACGTTTCTATGATTTTATTAAAGTTTTTACGTGGATCGTATATGTTACCTATATGGTAAAATGTATACGGTCTCTTATCGGGTATATGCGCGTGTATGACATAAAATTTAGTATCAGGAAACTGACGTTTAAATACACGACGACAAAATTCACTCGGTACGGCAATTTTATCGAAAAGTTTAAAAAGTTTACCGTAATCTTCGTGTACAGTTTCTGTTTCACACACGGTCATACACGTCACGTTCTTGATTTTTCTTTTTATTTCGGGTATCTTATCTAACCAATACTGTATAGGCAAGGCAAATATAAACGCTTTTTCGCATTCTGGTATTTCATTTTGAATTTCTATATATTTGCTTCTTGGGAAAATGTCCATATATTTTTTACAGTGTTGGCCTATACCACTCAGGGGAGTTGGACCAATGAATAACATTTGATATAAAGATTATCTTTCTTTTATATATATTACACTATGCCATTTAGACCAAAAGATCAACCACCACAGTATGCACCAACCCGAAAAGTTACAGTCTCGGTCCCAGAACCAGCCCCAGAACCAGTCTCGGTACCAGAACCAGTCTCGGTACCAGAACCAGTTCCAGAACCAGCCCCAGAACCAGCCCCAGAACCAGCCGCAGAACCACCAAAAAAGAAGACCGTTAAACGTGTCGTTAAAAAGAAGGTTGAGGAACCGGCGGCTTAAATTTATTTTTAACAAAAACAAAACCACTGGTTATTAATACTATGAATAGTACTAAGTAACGAAATGGATATTTTTTCTTTTTCTCTTTTTCCATTTTTTCGATATCCTCCTTATCGGGAAGTTTCTTAACGTTTACGTTAAGTTCATCTATCTTGCCTATAAGTTTACGTAAAGCTTCTAATATTTGAAGTTCGCGATCCGTTGGTTTTTCTTTAACGTCTATGGTTGTTATTTCAAGAACCATGTACCAATTCGCATCCGGTTGGAGTGTTTTATAATCACCGTCGCCTTGTGATTCGTATATTTTAAAATTAAGTTTTTGTATCGATATGGGATTAAAAAAATTTGTTTGACGCTGGAACGCTCTCCATTGTTTATCACGCATGATAAAATCATTGCTTCCAGTGAAACTTCGTTCCAACGGTACGCGTGCTAAAATCTGTCCGTTACGTTCATTCAGTATCTGTCCACGTTTTGGGATATCAGGACAGACTATATCTATATACTTTGCGACGTTTGTATTGCCTAGATCGTTCTCACCGATTTGTGTGATATAAAAATCAACTGGTTTTATACCAATCACTTCTGATATTTCCTCCATGTGTAGATTGGATTCGAGCGATAAATCGATCGTGAACGTGTTGTTTGTACCATT